ATCAACGATTACTAGATATATATAAACCATATAAGGCCAAATGTCAACCACTCAGCCTTATATTTTATTAATTGTTACTTAAATGTCACACCGGGTTGATAACATAATGAATTAGTAACACTAACGCAACCGAGGCGCCAAGACCGACCATCATTTTACCAAAGTCCTTTGCGACCAACGGAAATACTGATTTGGTTTTCTTTTTACCAAAGTATGTAGCCATTGCCAATTCACGACCTGCTAGAAGCCCAACAAAGACCCAAGTTGTACTCATTGGAATATCGTTTAGTTCTTTAAAGAAATACAGACATAGCCAATAAAATAAGTCAATCAATGTCGCTGACCGTACATATCGAGTATTATGTTTTTCCAAAACAATCTTCTGGATCTTACCACCTTTTTCTCTAAACATAAAGAACAAGCCGGCAACAAACACAATGCTGATAAACACCATTAGGTCTACAGGAATGGCACGTGGTAGGAATACTGCAATGTTAGCAATATCATGCGACAACCAAGTAAACCATAATCCACCTGTTGCTACCCATTGAGCAATACGCCAAAACTTTTTATTATTTTCAGATACTGGTTGAGTTTCGTCGTACCATTTACCAAAATACTTATGGATAGCAAACCATACCGCATAAGCAAAAGCTGCGGCTACACCATAACCCATAATTGATTTCATTAGCATTTTTTCCAACACAAAGGTTGAAGCAAATACTGATAAGACCAAAAACGATGTTGAAACTGGAACGCCCATTCGTGTTAGTAAAACAAGAATAGCTGGGGCTGCGGCATGATACCATTGTACATCTTGGAATGGGATTTTATTCAAACGGCCATAGGATATATCACCGCCATTCATATACCAACCATACCATAGTGTATACAATAAAACAGCGGATGCCGCTGCCCATAATACTTTATAATTAAATCGCTCATTGTTTGATGCCATCCAAGTACCGAGCGTTTGTACTGAATCGTTGGCGATAACTGCGTAGGCAGCAAGTAGGAATCCGATAAGACTCCACATAGTGAGTAGTTCCATTTAATTCTCCTTTTGCTTGACGGCTTTACCCCGTCGCTCGCATTAAAAAAGACAAAGTCTTTACCACTTTGCCTTATAATATTTATTATAGAAATATGAAAGTTTTGTAACAGTACTGTAAAACTTAGAAAAAAAGAGGGACCTAAGTCCCTCCTAAAACCCAAAGGTTTTGTCTCCTTTGTGACACCCATTGTTTATCCGAGTCTAACTCAGCGATATGTAGGCAGCGTAATCGCTTTAGGATTTGCCTATTAGGCTGCAAGACGACAGTCATGCGAAAAAGCAACAAAGCCGATTGGAGCAACTACAATACACTGACCTTCTTCGTCAACGAGTACATCGCTAACTGAAATTGAGTGCATACGTTCTAAGCGCTCAATGTTTTCTTCAGGACCGATGTTACCAATTTGAAATACTTCATTTGCTGAAGCAGCTTCAATATTAGCAACATGAGTATAGTAGTTGTTTACTACGAAAGCATCGTATGCCAATCCACCGATCTTATGTCCTGCGAAATCCATATCCATATCAATCTTTGCCTTTTTGGCAGGAACTGACTCAAAGCTTTGAGTTTCGTTGATTCTGTCAATTTGAGCATCTGTAAGACGGATTTGATAAATTGCGTATTTCATAAGATGATTCCTTTTGTTTACCTTATAGAATCAATCTATACTATTCTGGACTAAATGTCAATAGTTAATTTCATAATGTTGTAGGAAATGGGGGATTACCTATTTCCGGCAGTTCATCAAATACTGTGTTTGCCCAAAGAACTCCATTTCTTATTCTAGCATCAGTCCCATAAGGAAGCACTTGCCCAGTGCAGTTTATGGTTACTGTTTCATCATCATCGTTAAATGTAATACCGCCGTGCAAATTGGCAGGTACAATAATAGTAGGAGAAGCTGTATTCAAATCAACCATCCTAAAAGATAAGTCATCTTCAGTGTACGTTAAACCTTCAGACTGTAACATGCGATTAATACATACAAGTAAAGCAGGTACTAAATAAGATTGAAACTCGTATATTGGATATCCGTTTTCATCGGTTGTTTCTGTATTGATTGCTGCATAAAGAGAGCAGTGTTGTGCCCACTCTTGCACCTGATCATCAGTTACTCCATCAATTTTAACTGGATATTGGATGTACCAAAGCTTGGTCTGAGTTGGAATATTGCTCATAATAATGCCTCGTGTTGATCTGTTTAGTCTATTTATAAAGACTAGTCGTAATGCCCACCAAGTACTGCAACTTTTTTGATTTCTTCGTTAAACATTTCAGCTTCTCTTTGCTTCCATGCTTTTTCAAATCCAGTTTCATAATCACCTAAGCACTGCGACTCATTGTTCCATAATCTTTTAAAGTAGCTTTCATAATAACCTTCAACTGTTTCATCAGGTTCACTCCTAGGAATAAGGTGACCTTTGACTAACCAAAAGTAACGGTTGGCTTCTTTACGTACAAATGGACTGCACATGGTGGGAGCTCCTATATAAACAATGTAATATTATTTATGTTTTAGTGGTACCTACCATGCGCTATGTTAACGGTAACATTCAATAATTATTTAATTTATTTTACAAAGCTTTATTTAAATCACCGTGATTGCCTTCATGTGAAGGTGGTTTCCAACCTGATGGTTTTAACAAATCAGGCAAACCAAAACGATTAGGTCGGCCAGGTTTTACGCCAGGTTCCTTTGCCATGTTAGCTTCGTAAATAGCGTTCCATGCTTTATTAGCATCAACGCCAAATACATCAAGTGTACCTAACGCGAATACACACATATCAATCAAGCCATCAACAACTTCTTCAGCATCTGAATTATTAATAGCCGATAATGTTTCTTGGTATTCTTCGCCAATCATAAGCATCCGAAACATCAGATATTTGCTCATCAGATCTTTATCACCACGATTCTTTTGAAACCAATCATGCACTCCAAATTTGTCATGCATCATATTCATATCGTTTGCCATATCAGTCATTATCTAATAGTCCTTCATTTTTTGCTTGTTGAATTTTATCTTTAATTTGTAGCCGTTTCTTTTTAGCTATCGTAATATATTTGTCTGGCGCATTTTCAGCTTCAAGCGCCTCAACAACAGTATTTTGGTACCGCCAAGCTGCTTCAAGCGTATTGAGTCTTGTGTTAGTCATAGTATGTTCTCCTAAGCAAAGAAGTCCTCGAGTGTATTAATTTTTTCGGCAGACCATCCTATAGCTTCGAGGATTGCTTCTATTGGATTTAGGAATACCTTTTCAAACTGTTTATCATAGTCAATGTAATTTGTCAACTCAAATTCAGGCGGTAATACACCTGGAAACGAAATAATATTTTCTTTAATAGGATTTGGAACTTTCAAGTAAACAAACTTGATCTTTCCGCCGCCTTCAATAATTTCATATCGTTTATCCAACTTAAGTTGCTTTAGGTGATTGTTATATAGAATACATCCGCGTACATGCATCGGGCAACCTTTCTTGTAGGTACCTTTGACAATATACTTACCGATGTTATCAGTACCTGAGTTGCGTCCAATATCTTCAGGTGGTAACTTTTTGAACTCTTGGCGGAACTCTTCAATAAAGTCCTGCATGGCCGTCTCGCCTTCGTTCATAATAACCTTAAACGATTTCTTTAGCTTTTCACGGCATACTTCAGGAGTTGACGAGCGAACAGACTCAAGTCCTGTAACAGAAATCTTCGGCTCTTCGTAATGAACGCCTTCAGAGTTTAGCGTGTTCATAATGTAACGCTTCTTAGCGATGAATACAGATTTATCAGTAATCTTTTCGCGTTTCATACCCATAGCTTGACGATATGCGCCCATCTTTTTAGCAAGATCTTCATAGCCGGCTTCAATAACTGGCTCAATCTTCATTTGGCAAACTTTGTCTAGGAATTCTTCGCCTTTCTTACGGTCAATATCAACAGTTCCAAACGCCGACTCAACAATAGGAGCCATGTCAACATAAATTGAGTCAGTGTCAATATATACAATATAGTCTTTATCGGTTTTCAATATTTTGTTCATATAATCGTTAACAGACTTTTGAGCATATCGGATTGACAATTGACCTGATGTTGTAATTGCTTCAGCCATATCGTTAATATAATACAAGAAGTAAATGTTTGCAGTTGCGCCATATAGAGAGTTCATAGCAATCTTAATAGCCATTTGAGAGTTATGCAACTGATTTGCTTTTCGTTTTAACTTGTCTTTTTCGGATGGGTCAGTTGCATTTTCGAGATCTTGCTCAACCCTCAACATTTCTTGCTTAATAATTTTACGATTACCATAATATTCATCAATGATTTCAGGAATGATACCACGGTGAGTATTTGTAAAGCAAGCGCCGTTAGCTGCAACAGACATGTCTGTTCTTTGACTTTGATACTTACCGTTCAGTACCATATCTTGTGATACGTTTTCACGTTCATCTTCAAGATATGTTTCAGGTGACATATTATATTGTAGCATTAAGTGTGGATACAGCGAGTTCAAATCAAACGATACAATCCAAGGATGCATACCGACTTTAGGATCTTTAACATAACCGCCAACCAATTCACCAGCCCTTTGTCCTGGGCCACCTTTAATTGGGGGAATACGATTTTCTTTAATTAGTTTACGGTATAAGGTTGTTTCCCATATACCCACAGTACCGAAAGCATCGCCGTAGTTGACTCCACCACCGTATGCAACAGTCATAACTAACTGAAGCAAACTTGTTTCATCTTCAAATCTTTGGATCAACCATGTATCTTTAAGATTATAGTCAAGATACAGTTGCGGATTTTGTTCATATAAGTTTGTAAGGTTACCATATTCAGAATAGTCCATTTTCTTTTCGCCAAGAATAACATGAGCAATGTGGTCAAGTTTCCATGACTCTTGTGGACCATATTTGTAGCCAAACTTTTTAAACGCATCCATATAGTCAATCACGGCGATGCCACCGATGCGGTATGAACCCTGTTCTTTACCGAAGAACTCACGGGAATATGGACGAACAGAACGCCAAGGAGACAGTTCTTTAATACGTTCTTCACCTAACAGGTTTTTCATACGCGTTATAATATATTGAATGTCAAAGAATTCAACGTTCCAACCTGTAACAATGTCAGGATAGTCGTTTACCCAAATTTGCAAGAACCTACGAAGTAATGCTTCTTCGGTATCAAACTTCATGAATTGAATATCATCTTGAGGAATGTTAGTCAGAGTTTTTGTCTTATCGTAATCTTTACGTCCAAGCAAATGGTAAGTATCAGATTTGGAAGACTTTATTGCAATTGATGTAATTTCTTTATCAGCAAAATCCATATTAGGGTAGCCGTCTGAAACATCAACCTCAATATCAAACGATACGATATTAATCAATGATGGATCAAATTTGATTTCATCAGGGTATTTTTCTTGAATAAATTGCGACACGTAATTAGTGTTACCGCATATTTCAATACCGTGAACACCTTTATATTGCTCAACAAATTCTTTAGCATCTTTCATACTATCAAATTTCTTAGGAGCAATTGGTTTCTTGTTGAATAGAGATTGATAATGCGAGTCTTGTTTTTGCGTTGTTAAAAACAGAGTTGGCTCATATTTGACTTTGCGTTCGAACCTACGGCCGTTTTCATAACCACGCCACAAAATTGTATTACCAAATCTTTCGACTGATGTGTAAAAGTTAGACATGTGTATCCTTTGAGTGTATAGGAATTATTATAACATAGTGTAAGATAATGTCAACCATTATTTGTGAGATACATCATAAAACCTGAACCCCACCCAATAGGCCATTCGCCAGTCAACCATTCATCATCATACGCCTTTTGCTTATGCTTAGGATCAAGATATCTAATCTTACCATTATATTTAGAAAGTAAATTGTCTCTGATCCACATGAATTGTTTAGGAGCATCTTCAAATACATCAAGATGCCATTCGACTGCAATATGTTTAACGTTATTACATAGGAAATCCCAATTTCTTTCAGTAAAGATACTATACTCCCCACCTTCAATATCAATCTTAAGATAGTCAATATGGTTTATATTGTGTTTATATAGAAATTCTGAAAAAGCCATTGTCTTGGCGTTAGAATCATTAAACGCGTTTAAAGTATGACTCTTTTTAGTTCCAATGAATGCGTTCTCAGGCACAACCGATCCTGGGTTCTCTACTAAATGCGGTAAAACGTTTTTCATAGTTGTGGACAGTAGATCAATGCTAGGCTCCACTGAATATACCTTAGAGGCTCCTAAGTCTAAAGCGCGACACGTAAACATACCTACGCAAGCTCCAAGATCAACTACAATATCGCCAGTCTTAACAGATACCCACCAGTCGTATGTTTCTTTGTGAAAGAATTCTATAAACATTGTCTGGAGGGTTTCAAGATCATTAAGTCCTTCGGTAGACATTGAGTTATTTAACAAAGTCAAGCTGTAACCTCACTAAAGTTTTTAACTTTTTGAAAACGAATATGATTATCAAACTTATCTCCAAACTGATGACCGCGATGGCTAATAACAAATATATTATCATCAGCGTTTAGATTATGTAATGTGTCAATAAGATTTTCAATACCGACTGAGTCAAGAGCGCCATCCAACGTTTCGTCAAGTAGCAATAAATTGGTAGAAACAGAATTTCTTAGTTTCGCAACAGAACGCCAAGCCAACATAATTGACAACGTGATCCTGAGCTTTTCGCCTTCGCTGAACGATGCGTAAGAAAACGCGTCGCGGAACCTTGACTTAATTACTTCATTAAAGTTTTCGTCAAGTTGGAAGTCAACAAATAAATCAAACGCGCCGAGGTACTTATTAATTAGTTTGTTCATAACAGGAATGTATTGACGAATGATCTTTGCTTTAATACCACCATCTCTTAACATTGTTTGGACAACGCTAATTACTTCTTTTTGATTAAACAAATCCTGCTGTTTTATTTCAAATTCTTTTAATTTTGTACTTAACTCTTCGAGCTTTGATGTATCAACTGCTTCAACCTGTTCTTCAGCTTTTGTTAATTCATTCTTATATGATTTCAAAGCATTCATAGATACCTTAATAGTTGCACGATGGTCGCCAATAGTCAAATTAAGTTCAGAAATCTGATCCTCAACGTTTGATATTTCTTCAACTCGCGTTTCGTAGCTTGTTATCTTTTCCAATAACTGTTCAAGACCGCCGTCAAGTTCGCCAATCTTTTTACCTTTATCGGTAATAATAGTTTCTTTGAAATCGTGTTCAATACCCTGTTTACATGTTGGGCAGTTATCGTGATTGTTATAGAAAGAAAGCTCATCATGATGGCTACGAAGTTTAATATCTAATTCTTGTTTTAATTTCTTTGCTTTGTCAATCTTTGCTTTAACTGATTGCTTATCTGTAATAGTTTTAACCAGTTCTTCAATATTTGTTTGAAGCTGTTCTATTGCTTCTTTTTCTTCTTCGACCTTAACCAAATGGCCTGACATTTTTTCACGTACTTTTTCAACTTCATCTTCACGGATCTTACGGATTGAAGCGTTGTGCTCCTTTGCAGAATCAAGCTTTTGCTCTGTAAGATCCATTTGGTAACCAGTTTCAGCAATATTATCTTTATTAATTGATACACGATCTTTTAGCAAAGTATTCATTGTACTAAAGACTTGAATGTCTAACAAATCTTCAATGATATCACGGCGAGTATGAGCAGGCAATTCCATAAATGGAACATAAGTTGCACTACCTAGCACAACGATTTGATTAAACGATTTATAATTTAAATTAAGAATGTTTTGTTCAAGATACGATTGATAATCTCGAGACGCAGCATCTTGATTTATGACTACACCGTTTTTCCATATTTCAAAAACAACTGGCTTAATACCACGACGAACTCTGTATTTGTTTTGACCTATTTGAAAATCAATCTCAACAAGTGTATCACGCCCATTAATGCTATTAATAAGTTGGTTCTTATTGATTTTACGGAAGGCTTTGCCATAAAGACCAAAAACGATAGCGTCCAACAATGTTGACTTGCCGCTACCGTTTGTACCGCTGATTAAAGTTGTTCTGCTTTCATTAAGCGGAATTGTTGTCCAAGAATTTCCAGACGACAATAAATTTTTATAACGGACAGTTTTAAATTCAATCTTCATGCAATCTGCTGCGCCTCAGAATATAAATCATCAATTAACATTTTAATATCTTTCCTATCAACTTTAGTGTCAAGTGAGTCAATGTAACTGTGTAGAATTTCCTTTGTGTCCTTTGTTTCATCAAGGATATCTTCAACACCTTCCGACTCTAAATTAAGACTATCTTCAATAGCTTTTACGTCAGCAGCGCCTGCGTCAGTTAATTTATTAATGAACAAGTCATATATGTATGGATTGGAACGTTCTTTCACAATCACTTTAATATATGCATCTTTGATATTATCAGTATCCAAGGATGCAATTTCTTCAATAGTCATATCAGTATCGTCGTAGTCTATCTTATGATAGATTTGAAACGGATTTAAGATCCATTCTAATTCACGAGTTTCTGTATCAAGGATACGGAAACCTCTACGGCCTTGATAATCAGACCAAGTCATTTCATATGGAGCACCAAGGTATTTTATGTTGCCATATTCTGATGGATGGTGAAAGTGCCCAGAATAAACTTGTTCAAAATGAGTGAACACATCTTTCTGTAAACCGTGGTCATTAATTGCGCCTTTCAACATTTCAAAGCCTTGAATAGCAAAATGACCCATACAAATATTTGCAGATGAGCTTTTCATTATCTCAAGACTTGTTTCCATATTATTTTTTGTAAGCCATGGTACCATAATAACACTAGTTGACCCAAATGTCAACTCAATTGGATTATCTTGATAAATGTTGAAGTTTGAATACTCCTGAAGCAACAGGTTCATTGAGTTAACTTCGTTTGTGTTTGTATAATATACGGAATGGTTTCCAACGATTGCATGATATTCAATATTACGATTTGACAATTGGTCAAAGAACATTTTCTTAGCTCTTGCAAGTGTAACGTAATTGACATATTTACGACGGTCAAAAGTGTCGCCAAGATCGAGTACAATCTTAATATCGTGTTCGTCTAAATACGGAAAAAATACTTCGCTGAAAAACTTTTCTTGATGATCTAGGAATACCTTAGAGTCACCTCGTACACCGAGATGCATATCTGTAATAATTGCTATTTTCATTATTTCTTTTTCTCTTTATCACGAGTTAATTTATCCTCGAAGTCTTGAACAAATGCATTCATATAATCAGCATTAGTATTCAAATTGAGAACTACTTCGTCACCAACGTAAGTTCCGCCTGATGCAATCATACTCTGCGAAGATTTAAAACGAATATACATTTGCTTCTTTTCTTTTTGAATGCGTCGTAAAAACGCGTACCAAATGATTTGTGTAAAGTATGCAAATGGATTCTGCGATTTTTCAGGATTAAAGTTATTGATATATTGTAGACAGTTTTCAATACCGTCTGATATCATATCTTCTTTGTATGAATAACCACTGAAGTTTGGTTTTGTCGCGAGTCTTGTTGCGATTTGATAAATGCATTTGCCAATGTAATCAGGTACGCGTGGTACTATTTCACCTTGGTCTTCTGCTTCGACACAATCTTTTTTATAATTGATTAACGCTTCTAGTAGATCTTTGTTGTTTACGTAATTCCGTTTGCGAGGTTTCGCCATGGACGGTGTCCTCCTTTATTGTGGTTATATTAATATAGTATTCTAAAAATACTAATATGTCAACTACTTTTTTCTAACATTGCGTGCTGATACAAAAGATGGTTCTTCTAGATCACGCAGCTCATATACAAAAAATTCGTTAAGTAATTCTATCCATTGATCTTTTTTGATACGATTAAGAAAAAATCCTTTGTAATGCTCTCGGTGTTCTACACCCCAAGTATCATCTTCGTAATGGTCAAACGTCGGGGGAACATTCTTTTTATGGTCTGACAAGTCAATATGTATTGCGCCTGTGCCTTCATCGTCTATCTTATTATACATCCCAACAAGAGTATCGAATACTTCGTCCTCGGTTATATGTTCTAAAACGGAATCACACCTAAACTGTTCTGCCATAAAGTAAGAAGGCATATCGTTTCTGATATCATCAATCACATACATATCATGTAAACGAAACGAATATTCATGTTTCTTTATCCAAACGTTTTTAGCCGTTTGAGTATATCCTGCTACAAGTAAATCTATAAATTCTTTTGACGCGTTGTGCTTAATCGGTCTACGATCTATTCCAATATACGGAACATCTTTTGGAACTGGCCAATATTTTTGTTTATGAATATATTGTTTTAAATCATATCCACAGCCAAAGTCTATATACATTTTTTTTCCTTTTTACAAAAATATTGGTTGACATACTCTGAATACTGTGTATAATAGACTTATGTCTCTATAAATAATAATTAGATATTAACTGTATAGATCTTATATGGGAATTGTTCAGAACCATAAATCTCAATACGTTTACGGAAATGTTTGAGAGTATAGTTTTCAAACGATCCTACTGATAGGTCGTCAGTAATATCATACAACGTAGCCTTATCTGCGTCGTTACCTTTCCTAAGAGTCCGCCCGATTGATTGAAGTACTTTGATTTCAGATTTAGAACCAGACGCAAAGATTACGTTATCCAATTTCTTAAGGTTAACACCAGTTGAGAATACACCATACGATGCAAGAATGTCATGTTGCTTAATTGGATCATTTTCAATCATATGACGAATACGTTCACGTTCTTCACCTTTTGTTGCGCCATATATAAAATGTAGTTGACGATCGTCTCTCCGAAGAAGTGGCTCTAATATCTTACCATGTTTTTCAACCAAATCAAACAATACTAAGTTATTTTGATCTTTAAGAGACCATAACAAATTGCGAATGAATATGTTTCTTTTTTCGTTATTAACAATAAACTCTCTTTCAGCTGGGTACTTTTTCTGAGTTTCTTTAACTTGTTTGAAAGCGTCTTTAAACTTTTTACGGGTTTC